GTTGCCCCGATGGTCGCTTCTACCGCTCCAGGGATGGTGATGGTGAGAGCCATGAAATTAGACGGTCACTTGGCCGACGATGTCCAAGCGCATCGTGTCGGAGTAGAAGACCGAGTCGTTGTTGGTGTACTTGATGTCCCAGCGAGCCGTGCCGACCGCCCAGTAGCCAGTGTCGCCCACGTATTCCGCGGTAAAGGACAGGCCATTGCCGGCGACAACCGTTACTAGCTCGTACTCGTTGCGGTCCGCGTCGATGATGGTCGAGGTCACGGTCACGCCAATCAGGTTGGAGAGGCCACCCTCTTCAGGGGTATAGACGACTGCCGCCCCGAAGGACGTGCCGCGCTTAAAGGTGACGGTGTTGCAGCTCATCGGGTCTTAAACTTGCCTCGATTGGAAGGGGGGAGGGGGAGGGCTTAGAAGGCCGTCAGTTTGCCGATTGTGTAGATAGGGTCGACCCCAGAGGTTACCTGCCAAGTCGGGTAATTATCGAAGGCGTCGGTATTGATTATGAAATCAACACCGGCATTGGTCACGGTTTCGCCAATTAGTTGGTCCTTGTCTTCGTCGGTCAAAATAAAATTAATGTCTGCGTTTGGGCACCAAAAGGTACCGGACGAATCCAAATTGAAAGATGGCTGCGCTACCGTAAGCGGAGGCGTATAGTCTGTACGGATGAAGCCGTTCCCATTGGATGAGTAAAACCCTTTAACATACTCACAGTTGTGGTCGTACTGGTCAACGCCCGTGCCGCCTAGGGACTCGTTATCGATGGCCGTGCGCAAGACAGCCCATGTGGAATACAGAGAACTGCCTCCGATTACATTAGGATTGCCCGGGATGGAAGGCATCAGATTCGGGCGTAGTAATACTTCGCCGTTAGGGTTCCGAGTTTAATGCGGTCAGCCCAGAGAGATCCGGTGACGTATTGGGTAACCGTAACAGTAGAGTCGGCGGTGTTTAGTTTAGCCTCAGCTAGGAGGAGGTAACCGTAGTCATCGTTATCCGTGAGGAGGGCATCAAATGCTGCCACGCCAGGGTATGCCGCGTGCTCTGAGTCGTCGCTTGGATAGATGTGGGTGGATGAATCGGGGCCGGCCACAAGGTAGACGTAGGACTTATCAGTCGAAGTGTTCCAATCCCATGAAAGAGTCGGGCGAGGTACATCGGTAAGCCATTCAGGAGACAGGCCCTGAGTCCCATCCACTAAGGTGGGGTTATTATTCAGCGTACCGGGCACAACCTGAAAGGTAGAGGCATCCGCGTTGATGACCTTATAGGGGTGCATCGGCGCCGTGTTCTCACCGTCCGCGAAATCATAGAAGATGAATGGCGTATCGATGTTAAGCGTCGTGCCGCTCGAGGATGCCTTGAAGGTGTATCCAGACCCTGGCTGCATCTGGCTCATTATGGCATCAATCTTGCATCACGGTAAACTTCATCTGGCCAACCTTGGACAGAATAGCGTACCTCGTAATTCACTTTATAAAGCAGACCGTAGTCCTCGACATTCACTTGGGACAAGAGAAGTTGGTTATAATCGCCGTTTTCTGTAGATGATACAAAAGACGTCCCAGCATAAATGGGAACGATGTCCGGCATAGTACCAGCCCAGTCATTGTCGCGGGAAGTCGTTCCAAGAAAACGGATCATATGCTGCACATCCGTATCCAATGTCGTAAAGAAGTGACCCGAGAATGAGGTGACAGGAGAAAGGTAGTTCGTCTTACCGTAGAAGTGTTTCTTGGTAGGGTCTACAAAGCCAATGAAGCGGCCACCTTCTGGAGTTTCAAAGCAAGCGCCGTGATCACCAACAAAGGAATCCCGAGACCTCTTTACATTGGAGTCATCAATATAGGTAACAGTTGGGCCAAGCTTTGAGGTTTCAAAAGTAGGAGCCCCGGCGATAACGTCACCATAGCCATCTCCGCCAGTTTCAAAGAAGTTAGGATTGGTACTGATGTTCTCCGAGGTTAGGCCATTTGAGACGCTGACCTGCGGATTGGTATAGTCGCCGCCGTTAATGGTTGGGTCGATACCAACGTAGTCCACGGTGATTGTAGCGATGCCGAGGGAGTCCCAGGAGATGGAGTTCTTATGGCTCTTGCAGTAGCTGTAGCCGGCAACTGGGAAGGCCGATCCACGAACGCATTCGTCAAAGTCTCCCGCTTGGTCGGTCTTGTAGGTGGCCGTGATGGTGATCAGGCCGTAGCCGTCAGCGCTGGTCTTCCAGCCTGGCTGAAGGATTGCGGAGGTAAGGGCGTTGCCTTGGTCGATGCGTGCCATGGTTATTTAGATTTGAGCATTGATGCGCGAGAGGGGGCGGGGCTGGTTAGCCATCCGTCACTGGTTCCGTGACCGGAGGCGATGTTGGCCAGAATTTCATTGGTCTTCTTGGCCTCTTCAAGCTGCATGGACATGGCCTCGACTACCGGATTATTACCGACGCCGATGACGTTGGAGAAGCCTTGGGGGCTTTTGAAATCGCGGGTCGCAGCAGCCGCTTCTTGTGGTTTTATAAACTGATTAAACTCAGGGCTTTCTTTAAAATATTTTTCAATCGCATCACGAACTTCTTTGTTTGAAGCCATGGTTGAAATGGTAAACATATTTGGTTCACCTTCTGCAGAGAACCGAGGAGCAAACTCATCATATACTTTTTTGCCTGCTGGAGAGTTTAAAAATCCTTCATAAATCTTTTGTGCTCCTGCCTTTACCTTTTGCTCCTCTTCTTGTTGGGCTAACATATATTGAACATATGATGCCTTCTTGCTTTGCTGTGCATTTGTGAACTTTGTTTCCCCTTTGGCAATTAAATCAAAACCTTCTTGTGCATCTCGCTTTGCTTGATCCATAGCGGATGAAATAAGACCAATAAGGTTCTGAACAATTATCATCGGAGCAATAAACCCTAAAGCAATGTCTTTAAAAGCGGTGCTAAACTTTTTTCCAATTGCATCAACCTGACTGGCAAAAGAAGTGGTCGCAGCCTTTGCCTTATCCATCGCCTGTGGAATACCGTTATCGACGACGATTTTTGCGGATAGTTCTGCGTCGGCCATAGTTAGGTTGTTTCCTTTGCTGGATTGGAAGCAGCCGCCGCGGCATCCTTGGCTTCCTCTTCGGCCATGAATGCCTCATCTTCTGGAGACATAATCGCAACGTCCGCACCCTTGGAGATAGCCAGGGCAGAATTTAACCAGATGGCCTGACACTCCGGCATCTCCCAAGCCCGCTTTTCTTCGATGCCATGAGAGATGAGATTTGCCACAATAGCCAGCGGCCAAGGTACTCCCTTATCTCCGGCTGATTTCTTGGTATTCTGTTCCCAGAATTTAGGCCAATGGGCCACTAGGATATAGTCAGCAAAGGCTTTAAGATATGCCTCAAAGCGGGCAGGGTTACGCATCAATCGCATAACCCGTAGCTGGTCCTTCCATCCAAGCCGTCCGCCGACTTCCTCATCAGCGCATACCTGACAGGCAAACAATAGATCGGCAGGAGTAACGCCGCGTGAGCCGGTAACCAGTGGTGACTCAAATGCCATCAGCCTTACCCGGTACTTAAGGCACCAAGGGTATAGCGTGCGGCCCAACATTCTCGGGAGAGGCGCTGGGTCTATCCAGGCTGAAAGGAAGCGCTTGTCCATGCCTCCTAGTTTAGCCCCTAAAGGGCAAAGTCAATTAGGCAGGCGTGATGCCTTCGTAATCGATAGCCGTCACGGTGACCGCAGTAAAGCCCTTGTTGGAACCTTTGTCGTCAATCTTCGTGATAGTGCCAGCAAAGGAGGCAGAGGCCGAGCCAGAAGGGTAAGCCGTAATTGCATTAACCGTGAAGCTGAATGTAGCGCCAAGGGTAGGCATAACTGAGGATTTGCAGATACCCTCCACAGTTATCTCACTTTTTCTGTCGTCGAGCCTATGGGTCTTGGTCAGGCCAGCCTCATCAACAACGGTGGCCTCAGAATTGAAAGAGGACGAAAGGCTGTAGCTCTGAACGTAGAGATTGGTGACGGTCCCGCTGATACCGTACAGGCAGGTCGTTCCGTTATTGATGGCGGCCATATACCTTTGGTCTGTTTGGAATTAGGATGCCGGGAGGACGGCCAGCAGGTCGAAACTGAAGGCCGTTGCCCAGGAACGCTCGTCTAGGCCTTCGTCTTCGGAGCCAATGGTCACGTCATAGCAGGACGCGTCTCCCGTGGCCGTGAAGGCCGCCTTGATAGAGGTCAGGTCACGCATATTGCCGGCGATGGCTGCGCAGCGTAAGCGGTGATCGGCGAGGGTCGTGTCGTCGGCGTTAGAGAACAGAGTAATGCGGACGGAGCAGGAGTAGTTCCCTAGGCCATCAGGAATCTCACTGGGGGCCCGGGCAGACTCGCAAAGGACTACGGCCTTGGGCAGGGTCTGCGTGGCGGCGCTGTCGCCCGTCAGGAAGGTGATGGTAGTGAGGTCGGTCTGGGCCGCGAGGTAGGTCGCAACGGTAGATTCGACGATGTGGCGGATGGAGCGAGTTCCTGGCATAAAATTAGATTAGTTAAATATTGATAGCAGAATCTTTTAGGTGCCTACGCATACGCAGGCCCATTTGCTTGCGGCGATTAACAATGACAAGCGGGATGACGGAGGCATCGACGCCGATATTATTTACGTTACCTAATGAGTTTGTGACAGTCAGGCTAATGTTCTTAAGCTGATTATCGACGAGTAGGTTGCTTGTACCGCGGACGGTGTGCCGGTTAATCCAAGCTACGTTCAATAGGTCGACGCCGAAGTTCTTCGGGATGCCGTTGATGACGGGCTTAGGCAGTGATCGGAGGGCCGAGGCCCAGCCCGATTTGACCATACCGACCATAGCCTGACGTTCCTTGATGTAAGCGGACAGGTCGCCCTTACTCTCGACGAGCAGCTTGATTTTAGTCGGGCGGATGTTCTTGCCAATGCGGCCACCGAACTTTCCCTTGATGCGGTTATGGGGTGCACGCAGTTCTTGGACAAATCCCTGACCGTATTCAGTCCGAACGGGGTTAGTCGTGTTGAAGTAGTTTTTGGCCTTAGCGAATGCCCGGGCATGGTCCTGGTCATTGGCAATCTTACGCATAATGGGCGAGAGGCCCTTAAGCGCTTCCATCTTACCGCCGCCGATGACCTTGTTGAATAGGCTTAGGTCGTTGGCCTTGGTGGCGTAGGCCAGCTGATTGGTTAGCAGGGCCGAGGCCGAGTTGGAGTTACGGTCGTTAGCCGCCACAAATATTTTATGGATGTCCCCGGCCACGGCGTTATCCCCTGCAGTTTGGGCGGCCTTAGATAGGCCACGGCCTCCGCCCTTGGGCATAGGCGGGGTAAAGGTTGCCGCGTCTTGGCAAATCAACGCTGCCTGCTCGAGGGTGGCGTCGCGCATAGATTGGCCCGTCTTGGCCGCAAACCTCTGCAAGGTCGCAAGGAACTTGTTGACGGAGGTCTGATCTAAAACGACCTTAACCACGGCGGGTTACTGGTTATCGTCGATGACGACGAGCGTGATCCATGCCGACGCGGGCTTGTAAGTCTGGGTCGTGATGCGGACGGTCTTCCCGCCAGCGACAATTTTCTTCCCCTGGCCTAGGCTGGCGATGGGGGAACCGCCCGACAGTAGGGCCGCCGATGCCCCATTAGACCCGTCTGGGAGGCTCCAGGAGGCCGTTACAGCTGGCACCCTGACCGAGTACTGGGTCCGCTCGCAATACCCCCCTGCTTCGAGGACGGTCATGACGGCGGGGTCGGAGATGAGGCACTGGAAGGTGATGGCTCCAGAATTGGCCGAGCCAGCCACGCCGAAGTCCGCGATCATCTCCTTGGCGTCGGCCAGAAACTCTGAATAGAGACTCATACCCTTGCCGAGATTGGGAGGGGGGCACAAAAAAAGGGCCCCTTGCGGAGCCCTTTAAGTTCGTAGCCTTGGCCGCTATTAGGCGGTCTTGAGGCGGACGAGGGAGGTGGCGCGACCGACAGCGGCACCGAACATCAGGGTAGCCGTGACGTTCAGGAAGCCAGACTGTTCCATGCCGACGAGCACCTGCACTCCGAGGCCGGTGTCGGCGTCAGTGGCGTTGGAGACTTCGAAGCCAGGGATGTCCATCGAGTCCGGGAGAGCGGAAGCGAAGGCGATGGCGTCAGGACCAGCGACAAAGCCGGCGAGGTTTTCGCTGTTGGCAGCGAGGTTTGCGAACTGGTAGATGCGGGCACCGGCGATGACGCCGAGGTCGCCATCACGGATGATGGAGGCACCGAGGACGTTGTTGCCGACGATCGTGGTATCAGAGCGGAGGCCAGCGATGTAGGCGCTGTTCAGGACGGCGAAGCGAGGGCTCGGGGCCTTGGCGTCGTCGAGGGTCTTCTGGACGGCCACGAGTTCGGCGTAGGAGAGGTCGGCGCCGGAGGTAGAGGAGACGCTGTAGTTAGCGGCGGTGACCTGAGCGTTGATGACGTCCATGACCTTCTGGGCGAGACCGATAGAGGCGGTCTGGACGAAGTTGTTGACGAAGAAATCAGCGCCGTAGTCCTTCAGGTTCGAAGGGGTGAAGCGGCTGGAAATCTTGTACTGGGTCAGGGAGACGGTCGTCGAGGTGATCGTCGCGTCGTCCTGAGTGAGGTAGCCGCCGGTGGAGAAGGCAGTAGCGGTCGAGGTGCCGATGAGGGGAACCTGGATAGCCATGCCGGTCGAGCCGGGACGGGCCGAGAAGATGGAGCTGATGCCCGAGAGGACAGGCAGCTTATTCTTCAGAGCGGAGAGGACGCCAGCCGACAGTACTGACGGGGCGGCAGAGATGGAGTTAGCCATGATATGTGATTAGGTAGGATTGAGGGAAATTAGAAAGAGGCCTTGATGATCGCGGAGCGATGGGCCTCAAAGTAGGCGTTGCGTTCCTTGGACCCGACAGGCAGGGCCATGAAAGCGACGTAGTGGTCGACCGCCTCGGCAGGAGCGCCATCGCCCTGGGGAAGAGAGACCGGGGTGACGCCGACAGACGCGGCAATCTTGGCGGCCTCTTTGGAGGCGCTGACCTTGGAGGCTTCGGCTTCGAGGGCGGCGGCCTTGAGTGCGGCGGCTTCGGCTTCGATGGTCTTGACGACTTCGGTGAGGGAAGCGATGGAGGCGTCCTTGACGGAGGCTTCAACCTTCAGCTGCTCGAGTTCCGCGGCGGCGCCGACGGTGAGTTTCTCGACGGTGGCACGGAGGTCATCGCGCTCGGCGGTGAGTCCCGAGAGATTAGCCGAAGCTTCGAGGAGCTGTTCTTCGATGGTCATATACTTGGCGGGTTTGGAATTATTAGCATCTTGCGAAGGCATCTCCTCGGCGTCGTCTTCTTCCGCAATATCAGGAACATCAGCCGGGTCCATGACTTGGACGCCAAGTGCGGCAACGGCTTTGCGAGTGTCGGCTCGGTTGTCGATGAATAGGTCGACGGGTCGTTTGGCGTCGATCTCGGCCTTGATGATGCCAGCCTTGAAGGCAGGGGCTTCAGCGCCGGAGTCATTCATGATAAGGGCATCGTACTCGAAATCGATGGCCTCAAGGTCAGCCACGGTCTTCTTACGATCAGACTCGGGGCGGTTCGTCAGGACGACGACTTCCTCGGCCGCTTCGTCGATGTAGTTGATGACCTTCTGGACAGGCTGGCCGTCCTTAAGGATTGTGTCATCGATGTCAGTGAAGATGCGGGGCATGGCTTAGAATGAGGCAATAGCCTTGGAGAAGGAGTCAGCCAGCCCGGTCACGAGTCCCTGGGCTGCGGCCTGCTTACCGGAGAAGGTCTGGCCTTCCATGGCTTCAGCCTTCACCATCTTTCGCTTCATGTTCACGGCGGCCTTGAACTCGGTGTGAATCGTGTCGACGCTGTCCTGAAGGTTGGCGAGTTGGCTTTCGTCGAGGCTGGTGCCTTCGATGCCGGCGCCCTTAAACTTGCCCGACTTGATGACCACCATCTTGATTCCAGCCATCTCGGCGGCGGCGGAGTAGTCAGGGATGGCGATATACACGCCTACGCTCCCGACGGTAGCCGAGGGGGAAGCGGTCACTTTATCGGCAGCCGAAGCAATCCAATAGGCGGCGCTGCACATCTCGGAGTCGGTATAAGCCATCGTGGGCTTGCCGACCGAGCGGACCTTATTGGCGAGTTCCTCGACGCCCGTGACCGTGCCGCCAGGGGAAGACACTTGCAGGGCAATCTTCTGGACGTCCGGGTTGGCGGCGAACGCGTCGACCGCGTCAGAGAGTTCGTTCACGTCCACGGCGCCCATCATCTTTTCTAGAGGGCTCAGGTTCTTCCCAATCACGCCGACGCAAGGGATGACGCCGATGCCGTCCGCGGTGACGTAGGGCTTCGGGGCCACGCCGAACAGTTGGGCGAGCATATCCGTAAAGCCGAACTTCTCAGCCAGGACAGCGTGGTCCTTGGCCTTTGCCGGGTCGATGAGGAGGGGCTCGCGGCCTGACAGGCCATTGGTGAGGAAACGCATGGGGAAATTAGGAGTTTGGTTCGTCAAGCTGCTTAGGCTCTTCGATATCGCTGGGCTCGTCTTCGCCCATGTCGGTCTCCGTTTCGGAGTCGACGGCCTCGACCGTACCGATTGGGGTGTTGGTCGGGCGGAAGAGCAGTTCGAAGGGGATGCCGTACTCTTTGGCAAGGTCTTGGATATGCACCATGTCTGCGGCACGCTTTGCCATCTCGGTGCGGAAGTCTAGGCCACGCTGGGCGTAGAGCTCAGACATCGACAGGAGGCCCATCTCCACGTCCGCACGATCGTTGGCGGCTTCACGGCCAGCGTCAACGGTGACGGACTTCGGTGTCGTCCAAGAGACGCGGTTCCAGTGAGGGTCGTCTGGGATTTCGCCGGCGGCGATACCTTGCCCGATGATGTAGCCCCATGTCGGGACGCAGAAGGTCTCGATGATGATTCCGGAATACTTTGAGAAGATTCGTGCCGCCTTGGCGGTGACCAAGCGGACCGTGGCACCGCCTAACTTCGAGGAGTCGCCGACGAACTCATAAGGCAGGACGCCCTGAGCGATGTCGCGTTCAAGCGCTGCGAGGAAGCCGACGAAGGTGCTGTTGGGGCGGTTGCTCTGGAAGGAGGACATAGACTCACCTTGGTCGAGCACCAGTAACTTGCCGCCCATCGTGTTGGCGATGGAGGTGTAGGATGGTGTGTTCAGTGCGCCGAGTTCATTGGCCGTGTCCTGATCGAGGACGCCGCCCTGTTTCTGGATGGTGCGGACGACGTCACCGTTGTCCTTCACGGCCTGCTTCTCGAGGGCGAGGATTTCCATCTCGTCTTGGATGGAGTTGATGCTGGTTTGCAGGAGCGGGACGCCGCGGCACCCGCTGGCGTACTCATGGTCAACGACGTGCATCATCGACTGAGCGAGAATCTGGCGGTTGCTGCCGTCAGACTTGTAGACGTTGACCGCAGTGTATTCACCGTACGGGCCGTAGATGATTCCGTCGTGGATGCCCGGGATGACCGTCACTTCGTCGAGCGGGTCTCCAACGCGGTGGGCTTCCATCAGCTGGAGTTTGGCTTCGCCTTGGGCGTTGCGGACCTTGGCGGCGAAGGAGTCACCGTCACGGATCATGCCGCGGAGCAGGATAGCCTGGGCTTGGTAGAACGAAAATCGGTTCGTGATGTCGATGCGCTTGGCACGTTCTGCGAAGTACGCTTCGTAGACTTCCTGCATATCAGGGGTCGACGCGTGGGACTGGGCCTTGATGCCATCGCCCACGGAGTAGAGCACCATGTCGTTCAGAATCTGTTTAAATAGGCCACTGTTCCGCTCTGCCCATCGGCACTTGCGGATCATCGCCATACGGTTCCACGGCGTAAGGTCTTGGCGTAGGTCGCCCGGTGCTTGGCCGAAGATAGCGCGGCGAGCGTTCGAGAACATCGTGCTCTGCCAGCCAGAGTAACTGCCACCGAACCCGCTGCCCTGCTGGTCCATCGTGGCGGCCTGTGGCTTCAACGAGGCACCCTGCCCGGTCTTGGGCTTAGGAGCACGGAGGCTGACAGTGGGGACTTTGGTCTTGCGGGGGGCCATAGATTAGTCGCGACGCGTAGACCAGGAGGTCGAGATGACGGTCGTGCGCCTGCCGTAGGTCTCGGGATCGAGGCGGCTCAGGGCGA